TATAGATCTTCCCTTGTTTCTTGTTGTGACATATATTTGATCCTTTAATGGGAGACTTGCAGTTACACAAGTACTTATCCCATTATTGACGATAAAATATATGCTGATCTACTTTGGCAACAGGTGTCAGTTTGGCAGCCCAGTCGGGTTTGACATTCTCTGCATGGAAGTTGGTGGCTCCCTCAGTGATGTCCTTGCTGGGCACATTCAGTGCCAACAGACCCCAGGCTATTTCTTTACTCTGCTGATATTGCAGACTGTTGCGAATGGCGTGCTGTTTGCCATCACAAGTCCAGCTGAACTGACAGGAAAATGTCATGTTGTTGCGACTGCCCTGATACACAACACCGCAGGCAGTCTTGGGGTAATCACCGCCACGTTTCATTCGGTTTAACACCACCTGACCCACGGCCATTTTGCCCATGAGACTCTGATTACCAGCTTCGTAGTAGATGTTGTCAGCCAGACATTTCAGCTCGGCGGCATCCACTGGTTTAATGATACTGCTGAAGTCAGTGATGCTTTTGTTACCAGCTACTGGCATGATAAAGCTCTTGGCTTCAGTATTGCTGTTTAATGACTTGTAGTATGCGTTGTCAAAAAACAATTTGATGTTGGCGCTTAAACTGATAAGCACGAACATTAAAGCGACAAAAATGACAGGGCGAGGTACCTGTACGATTTTTACGTTCATGATTTTTCTCCTTTGTGATGTAGGCCGCATTTTACGAGCTACATTTTTGATTATGACCCAGGATCAGGTCAAACAACTAATGTCGAGTAACGACTGGACTATTGTAACAATTTAAAATGAATTAGTCTATGGTATTTAGCTGTAATTCAGCCATGATACGAGTTTCAGGGCAGTTTGAGCTCATAAATACTAGATATAGGAGTATATTATGCCTGAGATTTCCAGAGTTGGTGATCACGCCCAGTGCTTTTGCAAAGCGGGCCATGGGACACCTTACCCTGTAGGGACACCCAAAGAGGTGGATGTGGAACTGCTGTCTGGTTCAGTAAATGTGTTTATGAATGGGCTGCCAGTAGCGATTGTGGGAAGTGTGGGCGTGGGCAGTTGTGGGCACCATACTGAAGCAATTACTGGATCCACCAGCGTATACGTAAATGGTATGCCAATGCACCGAGTGGGTGACCATGGAGTTGTTACTGATACAGGTGGTGGCGATTATGAAATGATCACAGGATCATCTGATGGACAAACAGGGAGTTAATAGATGGCATCAAAATTACCTTTTGAAGAACAGGCAGCAAAGGCTGCGGCACTGGTGTCAGCTGGAAAAACCATTGCAAGTAAATTTCCCAACGTCACTGCATCCATTCCCAATCCTGCGGCAGCATTAAATCTTGGTGCTACGCTGGATTCCATTAAAAGCGGAGCAGCCTTTAACAAAGCCACATCTGCTATTAGTGACATCGCTGGCATTGGTGCATCATTACCAGCTGATGCATTGGCATCGGTATCTGGTGCCGCAACATCATTGACCACTGCAATGAATGCAGCCAAAGCCAATCTCAGCAGAGACTTGGGTGTGACATTGACCAATCTCAACATGACCAACAAACTCAGTTTTGCGTCGTCTGGCGCGGCTCCTAGTGCGGCAAGTATTGAAGCCACATTGGGCCCATTGGCGGTGATGAAGAATGGACCTGACATGCTTAAGGAACAGGCAAGCAAATTGGCTGGCAGTGTCACTGGTGCCCTTAGTGGCGCATTTGGGGCTGGACCATTGCCAGGTGCTGACCTAATTGCTTCTGCCAAGAGTGCTGGTGCTCTAGCTGCCAGCTTTGCCAGCACAGTACCAGCCAAGACCATTACTGATCCAGATCTTGGAGTAATTACTAACCCTGCTTATACTGCATTTGCATCCATTCCAGGAAATGCGACCAAATTGACATCAATAGATAGTCTAACTAGCGGTGCCGCATCAGCAGCCAGTGAGATGACTAGCAAGATGGCAGACCTGCAATCAGCTGGGGCGGCTGCACTGGCATCAGCAACAACCAACATCAAAGCCATGTCATTGGCCAACACACTAGGCAGCCCATTGCCTGTAGATGTGACCAAGTCTCTAGACAAAATGGTCGATATTACTGCTGTGGATACCACAGCCATAAAAGAAGCGGCAAAGATCACTGTGCCGCTGCCTAAGGTCAACCTAACTGGTCTAAGTAAACTGACTGGTTAAGTGATAATTCCCTGCTTGGGGATTGTTTCAATACCAGTTGTGGTCTTGATATAGTGTGCGCGAAGTGCCTCAGTAGTTGGGGCATGTAGCATGACTTTGTCTTCGTGCAACCAGACATCTTTGCTCAGGTCAGCAGTGAATAATGCCTGGATTAAGCCAATACCCTGTCCGCTGGGAACCACTGTACAGGGACGGCTCAAACGCCACGATCTCTCACCCAATTCTGTAATTTCTGCAACGATTTCGTCACCATTCACCAGTTTATATGTCACCAGGTCGCCTACTGTGTATGCCTGTGCTTTATTGATTAACATGTTATTTCCTTTTTAGAATTTCAAATGTGCGTTCTTCTTCCCACTTTTCCTCGCCAGCAAAGGTGGGCAAGTCTCTATATAGATCATCCAGGATGCACTTGATTTGCCACAAGTCCCGTTTGCACATCATGCCGCTGAAGCCATCATTATAAGGGCTTCCTGCTTCACGAGCGGCAGAGCGGAGTTGTGTGGTTATGTTGTCCACATCCCAGCTGATTTTAAAACTCATAGCATTGCTTTGGTGCGAAGTTCTTCTTCAGTTAACTTGGTTAGACCCTGATAACCACCTTCCACAAACAGTTTACCATCCTTGTACAGTTGTGGCACTGTACGGTGGCCCTGACTCAACACAAACTGACGAGCAGTCTCGTCCTGGTCAATGCGTAGTTCAGTATACTCGATGCCGCGAGCTTCTAGCAAGCGTTTGGCTTGAACGCAGAAAGGACATGGGTCCTTGCTGTACACTGTAATCATAGACTAAATCCTTTAAATGTATCTGATGTAACGTCTTGTTTTGTACCACCAATGACGTAAGTGGTAATTTCTGTCTCTTGCGGAGCCACTTGTACTTCTGCACCAGCGATCCACTTTTGTGTCCAGGGCAATGGATTGCTACCTGGCTTCATGCCACAATCCAGTCCCACTGCTGTCATGCGTTTGCATGTCAACCAGTCCACATATTGTGCCAACAGTTGCTCGTTAAGACCAATCATGCTGCCGCCTTTGAACAGGAACTTGGCCCAGTCCTTTTCCTGCTGTGCTGCCTGCAGGAACATGGCTTCACATTCCGCTTTGGTTTCTTCTTTAGCACGAGCAAAGTCTGGATCATCTTGTGGCAAAATCTTGATCAGTGTCTGAGTTGAACCCAGGTGTACATTCTCATCACGACAGATCAGCTTGATAATTTTAGCATTGCCTTCCATCTTTTTCAACTCTGCAAAGGCCCAACTGCAAGCAAAGCTCACATAGAAGCGAATGCCTTCCAGTGCGTTGACTGAATTGATAGCCAACCAGATCTTCTTCTTGAGCTCATAACTGTCCAGTACCAGCTCACGACCGTTGATGGTGTGAGTGCCTGCGCCCAACAGGTTATAATAACCGCCGTACTCGATCACATCATCATAATACTTGCTGATGTCAGCGGCACAGTTCACAATGGGTTCGATGTTCAACATGTCATCAAATACTTCGCTGGGGTTGTTGAACACGTTGCGAATGATGTGTGTATAACTGCGACTGTGAATGGTCTCGTTGAAAGTCCAGGTGTTAATCCAGGTTTCCAGTTCAGGAATACTAACGAATGGCAGCAGAGCTAGACTGGGACTACGACCCTGCACACTGTCCAATAGAATCTGACGTTTCAGATTGCTGGTGAAGATGTGTTGCTCGTAATCAGTAAGCTCTTTAAAGTCCTTGCTGTCTCGACTGACATCCACTTCTTCTGGGCGCCAGAAGAAGCCCAGTTGTTTGTCTGTCAATTTATCAAACTGACGATACTTCATGGTGTCATAACGCTGGACTGTTACAGGCCCAGCGGTGTCCAGGAACGCCAATTTTTCAGTGTGATGTTTTCTTTGCTTTGAATCAAAAACCGACATTGTTGTTTATACCTTTAAATTACACAGCTTTCACAGTAATCATCATCAACTGTTGACGATGCTTCTGCGCTTACTGGTTCAGCTTTGGCAGCTGAAAGTTTGTCAATATCAATCTCACCCTGGCCATCGTGAGTATTAAAGTAGTACAGTTGTTTGCCACCGTACTTGTAGAACTGGATGATATCCTTGAGCATGTCGCTCATGGGGATTTTTTCATCTTCGTAGAAATGTGGATTGTAGCTGGTATTGGTGCTAATACCCTGGTCGATATATTTCTGCAACACTGCACAAATCTTTAAGTAACCTTCTGGGCTCTTCTGATCCCATAACAGTTCGTATTTGTTCTTGAGTCTGCGGTACTCGGGCACCACTTGACGCAGTTGTCCATGCTTGCTGCCTTTGACACTGACATAAGAACGTGGAGGCTCAATGCCGTTGGTGGCATTGCTAATCTGTGCAGATGTTTCTGCTGGCATCAGTGCCATTAGTGTGGCATTGCGAATACCAGTCTTCTTGATCTGCTCACGAAGTTCACCCCAGGGCATACGCTCCTGATGTGGTACTAGTTCATCAATATCAATC